TACGACGATGACGGCGGTGCTGTGCAGGTTGTCGAGGTCAAGACTGTGAATGGGTTTGGGTTCAAGTCGATGGCAACTGACTTCAAAGGTGCGCCTGCTGGCCCACGCTCAGGCCACATTCTCCAGGCTGCACTGTCAGCTATGGCGTTAGATGCAGACGAGGTTGTGATTGCCTATCTATCGATGGAAAGTGTGTCTCCGTCGCTTGCACGCTACACAACCAGCGATGTAGGTAGGTTCGCTGCCGAGTGGCGTTACAGTCGTGACGAGTACCGAGCTATTGCGTTGCCTGAGATTGCACGTATTCAGCGGCTTGTTAGTCAACTCGAGGACTTCCCAGATGTTGTGCCTGCACCGTTCGTTTGGGATGCCGAGATACCAGATGGTGCGTTCATCCAGGATCCTGCTCGTGGGATGTGGGTTGTTGCGTCACCTGACGATGCGAATGTTGTTGTCGATACTGGCAGGGTGTGGTTCTGCGATTACTGCGATTGGCGTGAGCAATGTCAGAAAGATAATCTCGCTAAAGAAACCGCTGTAAATATCAGTCGTAAGTAACGGAGGAATAATGAGCATCGATTGGAAAGAACCGCCTGGTAAGTCTCGTGGTCGTAAGCGTTCAGCGTTGACGATCTATGAGGATTTGAAAGAGAACCCTGGCAAGTGGGCGTTGTGGCGGCAGCGTGTGTATCCGAATAGTGGGTATGGCTTGCGTAAATCATATCCCGCTGTGCAGGTAACGCTTCGCCGCAATGGTGAAAACGATAAAGGTACGCCGTTGTTTGATGTGTATGTGCGTTGGGTTGGGGAAATGGGCGAATTCGCTGACGATACGCCTGCTACGCCTGATCCATTTTAAACCAACTAGGAGGAACAATGTTTATTGAATCAACGCCTACTGAGGCGCAGCTCGAGCGTGTTGCCGAGCGGAAGTATCGGGCGTTTCTCATGACCAATATGGATGGGAGCCAGGAACTGATCACCATTTTTGATGGTGTTCATAACGCTCAGGTTGCCCGTCGTAATAACAGATGGGAAACATGGAGCGCGCCTCGTTATTTCATTGAGATATACGACTGACGTTCCACGTGGAACAAGGAGGAAACATGATTACCCACCGTGAATACGAGTGGAGTGAAAAGCATTACACCCGATTGCTCGATCATAAGGTTGTTGCTGTTGGGTTCTTTGAGAACTTCGGTGAGCTGTGGCCGTACATCACATTCGAAAGCCCTGAGGGTGAACGTGTTGACGCTTACATCCAAAGCGATCCAGAAGGAAACCATCCAGGTTTTCTGTTCTATGGATACCTCGACATTCCGGAGGACAATCATGAGTAGAACTGATGCGCCGATGGCACGTACATCTGATCCGTTGTCGTCTCATATAGCAAATCGCAATATCAAAAATAATGTGACGTTGGCTGACAACATCCTTTGTGCAGTGCGAAACATTTATGCGCAGACTCCAAGTGTTGGGGTAACAGACGATCAGATACTTGAGTTTGTTGAAGCGCTGACACAGAAACGTCAGCAACGCAATGTGATTGCTCGAGCTCGAGGTTTGATGGAGAGTGATGGTGTGCTCGAACGTGTTTCTAATACAGATAGTAAGCGTGTTGCTGTAGTGCCTAACCAAGCCTGGCGTATTGACAAAGGCTTCGAACAGAAAGTTAATCCATGAAACCTTTGATTGCTATTGCCAGTTTTGCGTTGCTTACAAGTTGTACAGTCGAACGCACAATTGTGCAGCCTGCCGAAACGACACAGCCTTCAGCTCCTAGCACATATCCAACAGCAGACAAAGAAGACCTGTTTGTTGAAACCATTGAAGAGATGGACGGCAAGTCGGTGTACGTTTCGGATGCAGAGCTCCTCGAGACAGGCTATTTGATTTGTGATGGGTTGGATGCTGGTCAAACAATTGAGGATCTTATGGCGGTCATTACCAGCGCAGCAAGTAGTGCTGATGGCCTGAATTTCCTCACGATTATTGCGGCGTCAGCAATTACGTTTTTGTGCCCTTGGCATCAGGATTTAGTTGAGATAGGAGCTGGTGGAGTGTGAAAGATTACGTAGCTTGGCAAGCCGATTGTGCAGGTGATTCCTGCGAGGTTTGGGTTGAGTGCAAGGAGTGTCGTGAAGGCTGGTGGTTCGAAATGTTTCGTAACTATTCGCTGGAACAAGATGTTGAGTGCGAGAACTGCAACATTGCATGGACGGAATACATTGACCCGGAGGATTTGAGCTTTTGAAACAAGGTTTGCAAGATGCAGGTATTTTTCATGACGTTTGGTATGAGCGTCATCATTGGGGTTACTTCCTTTATGGTTTCACTCCGAACACGAACGAGTGGGTCAGTATCAAATTTGCTGGCAATGGTTCTGATCACATAGATTTAAGAGAGTGCGTGATGGCGTTCAAGGAGTACTTGACGCAAAAGGAGGAGCAGTGAGGGCTATTCAACCGCTTGCAGATATCGAGACTCGAGCACCTGAAGCAGGTCGTATTCGTCTTGGTATGAAGTCCGGTAAGGCTATGAAGTCGCTGGACAAGTTTCGTTTTACATCACCGTTCAAAGATTGCATTGAGGTTTTGGCTGAGATGTATGGCGGTGAGTGTCGTCCTTGGAGTGATCCCAAGGCTAGTCCTTCCTCACAATGGGAGGTGCTGACAGACGCTAGTGAGATCCAGGTGTTTCTTCCCCCTTCGCCTGTGTCTACCTGGTATGAACTGTATTCGGGGTCTGGCTTGCAGCGTCGTTGTGACGGTGCTGTTTGCCAGATCCCGCAGCAAACCGGCCCTAACATTTGGGAGCCTGTGGATAACCCTTGTGTGTGTGTTGCTAAGAACGCTATGGAGTGTTCCCCTCATACTCGTTTGAAGGTGTTGATTCCGGATGTTCCGTTCCGTGGTGTGTGGCGTTTGGAAACGAAAGGTTGGAACGCTTTGAAAGAACTGCCCGGTATGGCTGATTTGATTACTCAGTTGAATAGCAGTGGAAGTATGGTGCGTGTTGCGCTTGGCATTGAGAAGCGTACGCAGATGCGTCCGTCTGGTAAGCGTAACTTTGTGACTCCGACGTTGACGATGTTGGATTCACCTAATCAGATTCTGTCGGGCGCTGCTCGAGTTCAGGGTGTTGCAATCAGCCCACCTACTCGCAGTGTTCCTCTAAGTATTGAACCTCCTGCTCAGGCTATTGAGTACGACGACATAGTCGATGCTGTGCTAGTCGAGGAGGACGAGCAGGAGGTTCAAGCTTTGTTGTTTAACGACGCAGAGTATTTCGGGTTAGATGCCGAAGCATTTTGGCAAGCAATTGTTGTTCAGGTAAAAGGTCGTGTAGGTGATCTAACTGCCGATCAGCTGGATCGTTTGCGTAGCGCTCATCAGAAGATGATGGATGGAGACCTGGTTCCTGCAGGTATTGAGAATAACAAGATCACATGGCAGTAGCCATTTTGTCAAGGAGGAAACATGACAAAAGCACGAGAAGTGATGGAGGAGTTTGCCCAGCGGGTGATCAAGTCCATCGAAGATGGTTTAGTTGAGGGCAAGTGGGTGAAGCCGTGGCATGGTTCCACGTTCTTTCTGCCACCTGTTAATGCGTTGACCAACAAGGTGTATCAGGGCGGCAACTTCATGTTGTTTGCTGCAATGGGTGAGACGCTTGGTTTTCATAGCGGTTATTGGGCTACCTATAAGCAGTGGACTGAGCTGGGTGCGCAGGTTCAGAAGGGTTCCAAGGGTACGACTGGGATCAAGTGGGTTGTGAATGAGTGTAAGCACGCTCCTGATGAGCAGTGTGAGCGGTGTGGTCGCATGTTCCCTGTTGCTTTCACCGTGTTCAACGAGCAGCAGATCGAAGGATGGTCGTCCGGAACAATCGTTGATGAGCCTCAGCCCATGAACCCTGATGAACGGTCGCCTGAACTCGATGACTTTTTTGATAATACAGGTGCTGTTGTCCAGTATGGGCTTGGGTCTGCTTCATATATACCTACGTCTGACGTCATTCGGATGCCCAAGTTTGAAGACTTCTTTGATGCACGGTACTTTTACTCGACGCTTTCACATGAGATGGTGCATTGGACGTCGCACTCTTCTCGTGTTAATCGTGAGGTTGTCCCTTACTACCAAGATCAGGATAAGTATGCGTTCGAAGAGCTCATTGCAGAGCTAGGTGCGACCATGCTGTGCGCCCATCTACGTATCGAAGAGCAGCCTCGTGATGACCATGCACAATATCTAGCGCATTGGGTCGGCCATTTGAAGAATGACCACAAGATGTTGTGGAAAGCGTGTTCGCTCGCATCCAAAGCTGTCGAGTATGTAATGGCATTGCAGCCGTCCAACCAAGAGGAGTTAGTTGCAGCATGATTTTCAAGAATAACGACCAACTTTGGGTCAACGAAGCGCTATGCCGAGGGATGGATATCGACTTGTTTTTCCCAGAACGTGGAGTTAACTACAACCAGATCAAAGAAATCAAAAGAATGTGTAAGGTATGTCCTGTCCGAAAGCAATGCTTTGAATTAGCGATGGAACAGGAACATGATCACTGTGGAATCTTTGGTGGAACAACTCCTCTTGAGCGAAGGCGTATCCGAGCCGAACGTTCCTACGGTGACGTTGACTTTTTCTATGCCAGCATCATATCTGACCATGAACCAGCGCAAACATTGGCGGTGGGTCGCTGGACAAAAAAAGGTGTGGCGTGAAACGGCACATATCCTTGGCCTCACTAAGGTCAAAGAAGCACAAGCTCTCACCCGAGGTCGAAGAGCACTTGTTCAGTTTGCTTTCCCAGTTTCACAAAACCGACGAAGAGACCCGCACAATTATTACCCGACTATTAAACCAATCATCGACGGATTAACCGATGCCGGCTTCTGGCCGGACGATACGCCAGAGTATGTTGCTACACGTGAGCCGATGTTCTACAAGGGGGAGCTTGTACTGGTTCTTGTGACTTGCTGAAAGGAGGAAAATGTTCAGCAGTCTTCTAGCTTTAATTGTGACCAGCCAGTTGCATTGGCTTGCCACCATGCCTATCCAAAGCGGGCATCTTGAAGCGATCGTCGCCCAAGATATGTGCCTCGAGTACGTCGATCAAGCCTTCGCTACAGGCTGGGAATCACAGGATTTAGAGCGACTCCTCTACATTATGCATCGAGAATCGCGCTGTCTTCCTGATGCGTGTGGTGTCCCTGATCGTCCTGATCTACGTCGCTGTCGTGACTGGGGTTTGATGCAGATAAACGATCACTCATGGAAGACGAAGGTTCGTGAAATGGGTTTGTCGATGGAAGATATGACAGATCCTTTTTGGAATCTGTTCTTCGCTAGAGTATTGTTTGATTTAGCAACAGTTGAATATGGTTGTGGATGGCAACCCTGGAACGGAACATGTGAGGGACAGAAATGATTATTCGTATCGATGAAACATACGTCTGCCCTGAGTGTTACCTTGCTGTTCATTATGGTGCTGACGAAGTTCTGTCAGAACATTGGGATAGCACAGCGTTCTTGCGTTCAACGGTAGGCCAGCATTTCGTAGGCGATACTTGCACCGAACATGATCACCAGGAATATGAGGAAGGCAAGTGTTTGACGTGTGGTCATGAGTCGGACGGCATCATCGATTTCAGTTACACAAAGTGCGACATGTGTTTAAGCCCACTTGGTGGTGCACGTTACCGGGTGACAAACCTGAAAGACGACTCAGATCACTTCTGACGTCCGTGCAACGTCTCTTTGAGTTCTTCGTTGCGCTGATACAAACCGAGCGAGCTCTGCATACGTTCGATTAGGTTTACCAATCTCTCTTGGTCATCATCACCCCGAGGTGTAACTCGAGTAAGATAGTTGACCGCCGACTGGATATCCTGCCTGTGCATTTCTGTCGCTTCCTCGTATAACACGATGGTCTTTTTGACCATCTTGATGGGGATATGCAGAATACTATCTACGTAGTCGTCTTGCCCCCATGACTGGCAAATACTCACATGATTTTTCTTGCCACCCAGAACGGGTTCAAGTAGAAATCCGATGGTGTTCACATCATATGTGCCATCGTCTTTGAGATCATCTACGTGCATCCAAGATCCTGAGGGTACGTGAGCGTCTTTCCAACAGACAAGAACAAGTTTTACCATTTCTCTTTCTTTCGATCCTGGCAAAACACTGGGGCTTGGACAGTGATGTTGTGCTCTGGGGTGACGATAGCGAGTGCTTGCTGTGGAGTTTCATATCCAAAATTAGATATCCATGCGTACTCGTCAAGGCCCTTGGTACTGCCATTTACGATCATGTAAGGGGTAGAGATGTACTGATGCCAGTGCCCCATCCAAAGCGTCTCAAATGGCTGGCCGGTATCAAGTGCACGCTGCGACTTGCGTGCTCTCATACGCATAATAGGCGGGAAGATACCGCCGATACCGCCGCCTCCGCTTACCTGATCGCCGTGTGTGAGGAGATGGCCGTGCCCATAGATCTGTACAAGAGTGTCTGCGTTTTCGCTGATCTGGAACGTAAATCGTTTATCAGATGAAAGATGGCGTTCAATCATCTTGCCAAGTAGCCAGTCAAAGTTGGTGCGTGCACGGAGCTTCATGCGTGGCTTACGACTCATTCGACCGTGATTACCTACAACGCATGGGACATGTACTGAGCCGAACTCGTCTGCAATGACCAAGAGTGCAGCACATATTTGTTCGGCCCAATGCAACAACGAACCAAGAATTGTGTCTTCGTTTGTTTGAGCTAGTTCTTCATGGATATCACCAGAAAAAATGTCGCCACCAAGCATCACTACTACCCCGTCATATGTAACTCCAGACAGATAATGCTTCGCCATTTTTATTGCGTTCTCTGTCCACATTTGAAGACGTTGTTCGGCTATAGTTCTGTTGTAGGCGTTCAACCCACCGACTTCTTCGGGTAGAACTACCTCATCGAAATGTGTGTCAGACAAGAGGAGGGCAAGCGTGGCGTGTTTCTTGCGAGTCGAACCCTTCGGAGCCAACCATTTTGGCGGCTCCAACTGTGCATCATTAACAGCATCAATAAACCCTAAAGCTTTCTCAAGTTCGTCAACTCGCTCGAGCGCAATCATTAACTGCTGCTCGGCTGCATCGCGTTGCCGACGAGCGCGAGCTGCATCTACCCGATTGATTGGTGATTCGAGTTGTTCCTCCTTCTCGAATTCATCAGAGATCGGCACAAGTGCACTCCGCTCGTCGGTGACGCATAATTACGTGATCGCTCACGAATAAATCTCGTTTTTTCAGCACACGATGGATAGCGCTGGTTGTGATATCCGATGCCATTGCAGCATCCAATCCAGCTTGATCTTCAGGAGTGAGCTGTTCGCGAACAACCGTGAACTTACACGGCAGCTTTCTCTTCTCCGCTTCCTGTGCTATTTCCTCGAACATTCCTGCCATTGAGTCCTCCCCACCATGGTGGTCGTATCCGATGCTGGTGCCAATCAATATGACTGTTTAGTCTGTCGTCCACTTTACTTAATTTGGCTTCGACATTGTCAACTTTACCTTCAATTCGTTGCAACACATGCATGTTACTGCTGTGTTGTTTAGTATTATTGCGATCAAATCTGGCAAGAAACCACATGAGTGGGCCACCGATAATCGCTACAGTAACGGGAACCCACCACTGCATCAGGTCAGATTTCCTTGGAGTCTTTTACCAGCGATGCGGGCGAGATACGACCAGCAAAAAGAGCCGAGGCGATCGACGTTGCCAATGACAGCACAAAACCACCAGCACCGAAACCTGCAACAGTCAGTACGTCTGCATCCATCAAATCAATTCCGGTGGCAGACTGACCAAGCACCAGAACCGCTGCCTGCATTGCAGTTTTCACGGCACGCTCGAGCGCATCCTTCAAAAACGTAGGGTTGAGCAGAGTCAACTTAAGATTCGTTGTGTAATCCATAATCAAATGCCTTTCATCCAAACATTGCTTTCCAAGTAACTGGACCAACTACACCGTCCGCACGCATACTGCGTTCTTTCTGCCATGCCTTTACTCGACGTTCAGTAGCAGGCCCAAAATCTCCGTCAGGTTTAGCCCCAACAATACCCTGCACAAGCTTGATCGCTTCAACATTGGTTGATCCACGAACTACAGGCAAACCAGGGTAAGCAAAAACAGCAGCAGGTCCAGGCGTGGGTGCAGGCTCAGGCTGGACTGTTGGGTTAGCAAGATTAGGCAAGAAATAGCCTATGACCAGCTCTTTGCGACCCTTGCTTACCCACCCGGCATAACCATCCAGTTCAATTGGCTGCATATGCCATGGCTCACCGGCAACATTGCAGTGGACACCCCAGTCACGTGCTCCCTGAGTGCCTTGCTTCGGAACCTCATCCCATCGAGGAGAACGATGCTTGCCACCAGGATTAACGTGCACAAGATCAACAGCAGCAAACGCTACTCGACCGCCGCTAAATGTCTGCGACTGATGGAAGGACTTGCCTTCCGGCGCAAACCCTGGCTTAGCAGGTTGCGTTTCACGCCATGAACCACCGATACCAATACGCCCGTTTTGGGATTGTAGCCATGCCCGAAGTCGGCGTGCGAATTCTGGGTGCATACGGTTAATGTGGTGACGCGCGAATAGCGTGTCAATATCTACCATTGTTGTTCCGTATCCAGTTGGGTAGAAGTTCATGGGTGTTAGGTCTTAATGATGAAGTTAAGTGTGATATAGGGTGGTAGGTTTTGGTTCGTGCCTGAAACACCGTCAGGGTTGATAACGTGATCGTGCACCGCACCAGGGAAAGTATTTGTACCATCTCCAATAGTGCCTGTACTTCCACCAGCACCATAACCAGTTACATGGTTGCCATTTGTCGTGAGTCCAGGAGTGTCGTGAATGGTGATATTCGCTGTCGAAATACCTTGTTGGGTAACTCCACCGTGGCTGTGAGTTACAACAACAGAGTTGGCCGAACCACCAGCCTCAGCGATGACGTTAGACCACGACGCCGAACCTTTACCAACAGGGAACTTGCTTTGCAAATCAGGCAAGTTGAATGTAGACGTTCCATTGCCAGAACCGTACGTTGTGCTAATAGCCGAAAACAAAGCAGCATTTTCTGTCCTCGAAACAGCTTGGCCTCGACAATAAAGCCAACCAGAAGGAGCGGTTACTCCGTCACCACCAAACATCGTTATCGACCCGGATGGCATAGACGAAGCAGTAACTAATGTTTGCCATTCAATACCGGAACTTGCCGAAGTGTTACGAGCTAACACCTGGCCTGTTGTCCCAGCCGAAGCGGTATCCAATCGAGCAGCGTCAACTGCACTATCAGCAATTTTTACTTTGGTAACAGCATCATCCGCAAGTTTGGCTTCAATAATTGCGTTATCAGCGATACTTGCCGAACCTACAGTTGAGTATTTCAAACCTAAACTTTGGGCAGAGTCAGCAACAAGAACGGTATTGTTTGCACCGACAGCAAGTTTTGTTGTTGTGATGTTGTTATGAGCAATAAGATCGCCGCGTGCGGATTGCAAATTAACGTAACGGTTAGCTTGCTCAAGTGAATATGCGTCAAGACAATGTTCAACAGTTGCACCAACAGCATGAGACGATGCTGATGTGCCATCGTATGCATCTTGCTGGATATTAAACGTTGTTCCGTTAGTTCCGGTTGTTGTGTCAATCAGAAACTTTTCTTCCGTTGCCAAACCTCGATCTACGACAACGACAAATGGACCAGACGATCCATCAGGAAATGTGGAGCCGTTAGCAACAACAAGTGTTGTCCCGCTAACAGTGAATGGCGATGTAAGGGTGGTTGTTTCTGCACCACCGTCATAACTTTTGAGTATGTATTCGTCTGCCATGGTGTCTCCTAAATCGTGACAAGTCTAACAATTAATGTGCCTTCAAGTCCCACATAGTTATCAGCCCATTCTCGAGGCTGAAATTCGTAAGCTTCAATTCTGACACGGTAAATACTTGAGCCTTCAACAAAAGAAATAGGTGTTTTCAAACGCCAAAGATTTTCGATGAACTGCAATTCTTCAGCCACATCAGCTGAATACATTTGACCTTGAGCATCATTCACAATTATTTTGCTGTACAGCAAAAGTGGTACAACAAACTGTTCGACAGGCGGAACTACTGGAAATGAACGCAAACGCCAACGTTTAAACGTAGGTGTCGAAGTGCCGTCACCCAAAAGTTCAACTGTTACGTTGAAATAATCTGTTCTCTGTCCGTCTAGCTGCAGCTCAACCTCAGTAATATTTGGTTCTGCAATGCCCGCTGATTCAAGAACAGAGTTGTCGCTGTCAGCTAATACAACTCGGATTGATTCGCCTGTATCAAGATCCCGGAAGTTACCTTTAAGATCATTAACGATCTTTGTTTCTACTGTTCCAAAAAACACATTGCCGGACGTAATACTGCCGCTAGTAACGTATCCAGTAAGGTTTTCAGCGTAGATTCCCAGGTTCGGGATACCAAGTATAAGTCTATTATTAAACCGTGCAATGGCCGTACATGCGTTAGAGGACTCAACATAAAGGTCGGTAGCAAAGGCTGGCTGCAATGGCCGGGGGGTAACGGAAAGATCAAGCCGGCCAGCTCCAGTCTTTCCTGTAGCAATTTCTGGCCAGTTGAACCAGACGTATCTGCCTTCAGCGAACGCTTGTGTAACTGATCCTGGTGCTTCAATGAGCGGACCGTAGCTGAGTGTGCCGTCCTGGGATACCGTGCCTAGCCGGATGCCTTTACTGGTGCAAAAGATAACGTTTCCTACATGGGAAATGACTTCATGTAACTGTTCACCAATGGACAGTGACACGACCTCAGCACCAAGAACAAGTTCACCGCTCGAGTTGATTGTGAAACCGTATACCTCTGACCTGGAGCCTGCTGTTCCTCCTGCATACACTTTGCTTCCTACTGCAAAAGCAGTAGTCCATATGAAAGACGGTTGGAAGTGGGTACTAATATCGGTTTCGTTGCCGTTTGAGGCGACCGAGCGAAGCGTATTGTCGCGACCTGTTAGCAAATAGTTGCCGACAAACCAAACACCATTATGAGCATGGTTTACGAGTGAGCTTGCTGCCGTTGAAGCTGAGGTGACCTTCCACAACTGCGTTGAGGTAGAGACGTAAACGTCTTTACCATCGGTAGCCAAACCGTTAATGGTTCCGGTCGCACCAGTAATGGCAGTCCATGTCGAAAGATCGGTAGTTCGGAAAAGGGAGTCGCCATCGGCGGCGTAAAGATGGGTGTCTGTCGCAACAAGATAAATGATGCTCCCATTTACAGTTGTTGTAACTTGCGAAGTTGAATGGTGGAGCGTTAGCTGCGATTCAGTCCACGGATCAATGCCAACACTCGTGTTGTATCTTCGGGGGTCGCGATCCTGCCCCAGATCCATAACAGTCTGGCCCGCACCATACGACCAATCATGTCGGTAACGCCACCAAGCACCATCCGTATTAAAGAGTGCATCGTCAACTTGACCTGTTGAAATAACGCTTTCACGCAGTGATGCAAGCGACGAGCGACGATAGTCACGGAAGTCAACAGCGAAGGTGCGACCGTCCAAAGAAACAGTAAACGGAATAGCTGTCGTCGCACTTTTTGTGCCACGATAAAACACATAGGGGTTCGCGCCAAGGGAAGGTGCAAAGCTCACGTAAACCTCAACGGATACTGCCAGCGAAGCCGATCAACTTCCTCTGACTTACGACGCACATACAAGGGATACAGCCGATTAGCTTCATCAGAAGCTGTACGAGGCGGAACTTCCTCAGCCCGTCGAGGCATATCCTGTGCGACTCGAGCAGACCTGCCCGCTTCAGAGTCACCCAGCAGACGCCACTTAATACCCATATCCAGCACATCCAACATGGATGGCTTCAAACCAACATCATCAACAAGATCGGCGTGCCATTGGATCGATTCCACGTCCAACGGTGCAGCAGCAACAAAATAAAGTGAACCAAGATATACGGGAGGAAACATCCTAAAAAGTACACCCGATCGCGGCCCATCAGTCCAACTACCAGGAACACCACGCTGCAACCGTCCCTCTACTCGCGCCCACGAAGTTGTATTGTCGTCGCTCCAGTTACGTCGAACGTCAACCAAACCGAAAATGTTTCTCCATGTAACAGGCAAATACACTGTTTGCTGACCATCGGACACCGACTCTTGTCTTGCAACAGTCCTATACAAATCAGGACCCCACGATGTCACCTCATCAACCAAAGCCTCATAGATATCAAGGCCAGAAAACCGTGGGTTGATATGGATTTCATCGCCTAAGCTGTGCGCCATAGCGTAGGAGTCGTTCCAGCCGCGCAAAACAGTGGCCTCTCGAGCTACACGATCGACAGACATGACGCGCATCTCTTCGTTAGCAATGGAAAGAACAGCACCAGTGACTACTGATGCTGGCAGTTCATATTGAAATGAAACAGTAGGTGAAGTGTGCGTCAATGCAGATAAAAGTACGTTGACTTCATACCGAAATGACGATGCCAACTGACGCTTAACTCGTTGTACTGCGGAACTAACTCTGGTGCGTGCCATGACTCTCCTTTATTGAGCAGCGGACGGGGGCGTTGGAGGAGGGACACCCCCGCCCGCTACATCAAAGTGACGTCAGACGCCCGCAGCGGGCAGAGCTGCCGCCAGGTCAAGTCCGGTGAACTTGGCCATGTGATCCTGGCCCTTCACCTGGAAGCCGCACTCGCCAACCATCATGAACGAGTCCGTGTCGTTCGTCTTTGCCAAACGCTGGGCGACCAGCGGCTGGAAGACTCGCTGCACGAAGTTGTCACGGTTGTAGCAGAACGCGTCAGTCTTGCGGACGTAACGGTTGCGCACCAAGGTGACTTCTCCGAACTCGGTCATAACGACCGAGGTGCGGCGACGGCCACGGCGTGCGTCATCGACCGTGACGGTCTGAACACGCTCGTTGCCCATGATGTTGTTCAACGCCTGGAAAGCTGCCGGGCGTGCAGTGATGAACTCGAACATGCCACCGTTGTCGTATGCGTCCTGCTGGAGGGCTTCAATTGCCGTAACCGTAATCCAGTCAGAAGTCGTATCAACATTGCTGGTAATGAACGAGTTGAGTCCACCCGTCGAACGGACTCGAGTAGCCGAGTCTTCGTACTTGATGCCGTAAAGCGCAGCCTGTTCGATACCGACGTTGCAGTGGAGCATTGCGTTGCGCATCTGCTTGTTCAGTTCGTTCGGGACACCATACTTGGGGATGGACTGCTCGGTACGGGACACCGTGAGCTTCTTGCTGAAGATCTGGGTGTAGTTGCTGTACTTGTCACGTCCCTGGAAGTTGGAGTTTCCGATGTCGCCTTCTGGCAAGACCGTTCCCAAGCCAATAACTTCAGAGTTAGCAGCGTGAGTTGCTCCTGCAGGGGCTGAACCAAGAGCACTACGGGTAACCGTTAGTACTTCTGTGCTGGTGTTGACATCCGTGACCAACATGATTTCGTCGTCAATACGGATTGCATCACCGACAGCAAACTTGACTGCCTCGCCCGTACCAACAGTGACGCTTGTACCGCTACCGTCAGTGAGGGTTGCAGCCAGGGTTGCTCGAGGAAGAGGAACATCCTCTTCCATCCAATAGAACACCGTGTTATCCACAGGTGCTTTACCGATTACACCAAGCCCATCGGAACCGATGCCGGACAGCAACGGCAAATCCTCGGGGGTAAGAATGTAGATCAGCTCATCAATGTTGATCTTTGTTTCGACCTGAAGGTCGTATGAATAAAAGTTGGGACCCTTAAGTTCCTGTGCCATTTTGTATTACTCCGTTGTTCTCAGCTGGCGTGATGCCCGCAAGTGGTCGTTGATTTTGTGGCGCTGTTCTACCCCTTGCTTCATCCGGACTGGACTCATGTCTGCGTTCAACACCGGCATCTTTGTGCCACCGGGTCGCTCGTCATACACGATTCCTTTATTCCATGATGGAGCTTGGACAGTGTCCTTGCGCCTATTGTGCCGAGTCGGAGTAGCTACTGGAGAAACCTGGATGCCCTTATTACGGAGCCGACAACCATAATGTTCTTCACATTCTGGAATGTCACAGATTGCCATAACTACCTATCGAAACGGTGTCCGATGGTGGCCGCTTCACGCGCCCAGTCATTCGGATCAAAGATTGCACGCCTGTCACCTGACGCTGCAGCAACCAGCACTCGATCAATCGCAGCCAATCCTGCATCATCGAGGGAACGTCCCACCTTGCGAGCCTCATGGAAAAGGTCGTATGCCTCATCGTACGGATCCCGTTCGGGAAGGTCCGTTGCTGCACCTGCCTGCCCACGAAGAGCATTGCGGAAATCCTGTTGTTCACGCTCATCCTGCGGGATTTCAGTACGGGATTCCGTAGCCACTGGGGTTCCGATGCCAAGTTCGACAGCTTCACCTTTCAATGCGTCCACGTCGTCGCCTTCCCACGTCTTAAACAACAGAGCCCCGATCTTGCTGGAAGTGTCGATACCCGCCTTTGCAAACATAAGCTCACGCTTCATCTGGGAAAGCTCTTCCTGAGCTTTCTTTCCAGCTTCAGCTGCCTTTCGCAACGATCTGATATCAGGCTGATCCGGCTGATCTTCGTCCTGGTTGATTTCAATGTCCTGTGCCATGTGTGTTCCTTTGCAATTAGTGTCAACAGCCGACTCGACCTACATCCATCACGCGGCGATTTGATGGAGATGATTGCGGCGGCCACGGAGTAGCACTCACCGTACGGCCCCAAGGAGCTCACGTACGATAGTTAGTATACATATGTGGAAGGACAGTTGTTGTATGCAACTATCTACTTCTTGCCACGATTCCTTGCCCGGTTTGCGGAAGGGTTTTCAGACACAATTTTGCCGGCTTTAGTGTGCGACATATCTTTGCCACCTTTACCCATTACACCACGCTTGCGACGGGCGTCGGCGAGCTCGCGACGCTTATCCTTCTGCTCAGGACGCGCATTAAACGCCGTATCCGTCTTAGCCTTCTGCTTCTTAGCATCAGGATTAGCACGATAAAACGCCGCAGTCCGACGAGGACTGGCCACCTTGCGCGGAGCCACTACTTTTTCCTCGCAGCACGCATGTTATCCACAAGATTAGGATAAGGACGGCCAGCTTTCTTAGCCATAGCCTTAGCAGAAGCCTTTTGCTTAGGATTAAGCGGCTTGCTTTTCTTCGCAGGATTCTTAGTATCCCAAACTTTTTTAGTCGCCATTACCACTTTACCTTGTCAGCCCAATACGCAGCAGACAACTTCCCCTTCTGAATATTAGAAGAGTGACGAGCCTTAAAAGCCTCACGACGCTTCCGATAAGCAGCCGACTCGCCAGCTTTCTTTGGTGAACCAGACACACCCTGCTGCCCAAAACGGATGGTCTTCACCTGATCGCCTGACTTGGCCACAACAACATGAGACTTCGTCGGATGACTCGGCGTGCGCTTCGGTTTATTAAAACCAGAAACGCCCGCACGAGCCAACCGAGGATCCTTCTTTGAAGCCATTACTTCCCTTTAGTAAAAATCTTTTTGCTTCGAACTGCAGAAGAAACGGCATTAGGTTTTACATCATTAAACATTGTCGGCTTACCCGAACCCGTACGACCAGAACCCATACCAGTCGAAACACCCGAACGTCGTCTAGCTAAATTAGCTTCAGCTGTTTGAGCCTTAGTCAACTTTTTCCCAGCCGACGGTGAAGGGTTTTTTTTCTTCATTTTTTCAGTTTTTTGATTTTTCTTTTGCATCACTTCATCTTTTTCTTTGCTTTAACCATCTTCGCGCCAGTCTTCTTAGCAGCCTTCTTAGCTGCCGTCATACCAGCCTTATTGTATGGAAACTTCTTACCACCAACCATTGGCATAATCATTCACCTTTCATTATCGAGCTACACCAGCACCAACAATACCCTCATTAAGGGTTATAGCGCCACCAGCAGACTGCGCCTGACCCTGCCTACGAGTAGTCAAACGACCCTCCAACTGACGCTGAGACTCAACATCCCCCAAAGCCCCAGCTTTAAACGCCGAATCGTCACCAATCGTTTCAGCCTCACCCATCTGCGCATCTTGCAAAGGTCGAAGCTGCGCAACATTTGCAATGTCAGCTTCAATCTGCGCAGGAGATCTCCCCAAAGTTGCATACTCATTAGCCTGAGAACGCACCAATTCAAAACCTTGACGTCGAGCAAAACCGCCAGCCACAGCAGCACGCGTAGCTTTTTGTAAACTAGCCAAGGTTTTTTCAGGATCAAGAACAGCAGCAACCAAAGCACTATCAGACGAATCATCAAAGTATTCGCCAAACAATTCCCGAACCTCACGAGGCATAGTGTTAATAACAGAATACGACTCGTCAATTCGTTCTTTAACCTGTTCAACAGAAAGATTGTTTCGCATAGCATCTTGAGCATCCTGAGGCGAATCATAAAACCAAGCAGGCACACCAGACTTTGACATAACCGAACGATACTGCTGTTCATATTCCAAAACATTTTGAACAGTAGGAACAGTCACACTTTCACCACGGTTAGAACGTTCTCTCAAATCAAAAATAACTTTAAAGCGATCACGAAACTCAGGCGTTTGCTCAAGGGCAACCAAAAGACGTTCTTCTGTTTCGACGCCACTTTTAATTTGATCCCAAAGCCAACCACCCGGATTCCCATTTGAATCAATAGAAAATAGAGAGCCAAGTCCAGCTTCTGTCAATGTTTGAGCCAGCATTGCGAACGCATCCATCAGAAAGCGCTCCTTCCAAACAGCCGGGCCAAAGCTGTTGACATACTCGCTGCAACCTCTTTAGCGTTATTAGTATTTTTCCAACGATCATCCGAACGTACGTTAAGAATCATTTCAGACTGATCAGCTAGTTTACGTTGACCGTCAGGCCCTTGAACCGTCATAAGGTTAAGCGTTTTTGAATCCATGAGATCGAAAGAAATTGGATCTATCTCAAGATTTTGAGCGATGAAGTCACGGTTAGCAGACAAAACATCAACCGGGTTAAGACCTCGATCAATATAGTTAGCTAACCAAGGGTTAGCAATTTTTGCTGCTTCTCGAATATTCTGCAGAGCTGTTTCTTCAGTCATTTCACCACGAGTAACTTTTGCGGCCCAATCACGTGCGCTTTCATCAGACAAATTCACTAGGTACTGCTTGCCCGCAGTCTTAAATTTTTCAAAATCTGTTTTAAGTGTCCCAGAATTCAGCTTGTACCAATTTACATTTGCTGTAAGATGATCAACAATTTGTTCGGCTCCCCAACTCTGTGCTTGAGCAGTAGTCGCAATAGCCCCGATTTCTTCAGGGCTAAAACCGATACCCAGCTGGCCTGCCATGTCGTTAATAATTGCAGTCAAAGATTTAATCTGGTTTGTTTTTGAAACCCCGCCCCCACCGCCACCAGAAGCTCCAGTTAAAGAAGCAACTTTTGCAGGGTCAATTCCAAACCGAACGCCAATTTGAGCTGCTTGGTCAATTGTTATGGCCGAATTAGGCGGCATTTTTGATTGTGCTTGCGCTAAAGCAAGAATAAAATCAGTTGATGTAATACCATTCCGCAAATATCTGGGTTTATAAAATTCATACCAGTAAGCCTGATATGGGGTAGCGGAAGCAGTTTTCCCATTACCAAGATTAATAATTACTGCGGGTTCAATCTTTCCAAAATTGGGGCCATAAGTCGATGCGGTTTCTCCAAGACGCGATCCAGCTCGACGTTCTTCAATATCTTTTGGTTGTACTTTTGAAGTAGCCATATCAGAATCCCATCACCTGCTTGTAATAATCTTCTGCAACACGTTGTGTACTCATCTGTAGTTCAACTTGATTTTGCTGCTCAATAAAACGATTAATGCGAGCTTCAAAGTCATAGGTAACTGGATCCGACGCCGACAAACCTGAGGTATAAGCTTTCTTTTCCCAATCTTTAATCGCACTGGTAACGGAACGAACTTCATCCGTTGTAAGTTGACGGCCCAACACAGAGCCTGCAGCTTGTTGGACTACAGCCTCGACAGCAACAGGATCTTGCTGGCTTTGAAAAAGATCTCCGGTACGAATCATTTGACGCTCCGAAACCTTTTTAAGAAACTGATTTTTAGGTGACTCGCCACTACGAGCAGCATCAGTCAAAAAGAGATTCCATGCAATAACAGTTGTTTCATCAACAATCCCACGGATTGGCCTGGTGTCCATGTAATAACCAGCTTTAACCATCATGTCTTGAAGTTCTTCAATCTTTTTGGTTTCGCCTTTTTCTCGGAGATTGTAAATCAATTTTGTTGCTTCAGTTGCAGTCCACGATCTTGCTTTGCCCTCATTATCTTTGACTGTAAAACTGCCATTAGGATCAAGAATCCCAGCCATATTGAAACCTTCAGAAAAAACTAAGCCGTCTTTTTCAAGACCAGCAAGATCTAAAACTGAAGATTCAGGATTAATCTGCAACCACTCATCCATATCAACAAGGTCCCCACCCTGCCCAGTTTGAGTCGAAGGTCGAAACGATTCAGGACTTAAACCGTTTTCAACTGCAATACGCTCAAACTCAGAAAGTTGAGCCGCACCAGCTTCATCAACAGCACCACCCTGGCCTCCAATTGAACTTCTTCCGCGAAAAGCTGGGGCTTCATCAGAAGCGTTAACCAAATCGTTGGCAAGTTTTCGCCGCTCATCTTCACTCATTCCCAAAAGACGCTGTTCATTTTCGGGGGTAGTCATAATATCAAGTTGCTGATTCACATAATAATCTCTTAATTTTGTTGATAGCGAAGAACCAACCTTTGCTGCATCAAATTTATCTTTTTGATTTTCCGAGGATGAAAAAGAACTAACAGCTTCACCAATCAAAGGCAAAAGATTCATATAAGAAAACGCAAGAGTTTCGTTTCCGTTGGCATCTAATTTAATAACGCGAAAACTTTCAGGAAGAGTTTCAATTATTCCTCGAAGAAAAGAACGCTCATTGTTAGATAAAGACAAATCTGCAAATTTTTCAAATGACGAGACAACTTCATGCGAAGATTTTTGTTTGCCCTGAAGATCAAGATTAAACCAATTAGCAAACTTGGAATACCGACCAGAATCAACTTTAGTTTTTCTGCCAAGCGAAAGATACCTAGAAGAATATTTAGCATCTTTTGTAATAGGTATAATAGGAATCATGTCAATCCAATCCTGACTCTGGGCGAAGAACCGTCAACCAAAACGAATTCACTTGTGGGTTATTAGCAGTGAACTGAGTAACCCATTTATCAAATTCTGCTTTCAAAGACTCAACCTGTCCTCGTGCATAAGCCGTTTTATTCAAACCAAGACGAGAACGCTCAGCCATAAATACGTCAAAAGAATCCATTAACGTTTTCATCGAGCCGAAATGAGAAGCTCGAGGAGCATCTGGATCGTTCAACAGATAACGCATTTCTTCAATAACGTTTTGCCTACGCTCTCTTGAATCGCTGTTAACCAAAACGTCAGCAAAAATAGGATGAGTAGATTTCCAAACCTGAGCAAACATGTCCCACGTTTCTCGCAAACGCTTCATAGAAGCAGACTGCTTCTGCTGTTTGAGCTTTGCATATTCATCCAAATATGCTTTACGAGCAGAGAAATAAACCGTTGAACCTTCACGGAATTTCAACTCACGCAAAAACTCTTCAGGAGTTTTTCTAATTCGCAAACCGTCAATCATTGCTGCGTCATATGCGTATTGTGATCGTTCGCTTTCTTTAGATCTATCCTGCGGCAAAAGCCAAGGGCCAGCAAGACTATATTGATCGAAAACCATTTTGTTATTTTCGTAAAACATAATGCCGTCTTCGCTCATTGGCAAAGGTGCACCAGAAGGAGTTTCAGTTTTTGAAACCGTATAAGCAATCGGTTCCAAAACGTTACCGATTGTGTTATCGGGGAACCGAGCAAGATACATTTGCGTACCTTCCTCAATACCAAGATTTTGAATCATTTCAAAATATGTTGCAGACAAAATCTCCGCTGGGTTTTCAATTGCACCTTCCGTCAACCAACTCAACGACGACTGATCTTCCGAAAGCTGTAAAGACTGAGCAGGTCCAGGGGTAAACCAACCAGCAATAGCTTGAGAAAGAACAATAACTCGAGCATGATTTCTTACCCGGCGAAGGTAATCATCAACCTGAGATGACGTTGCATCTTCTGGCAAACCATTGCCTTCGGCCTCAAGATGAGCCATTGCCGCCATCTGCGCCGATTGAACACGCTCGTTACCTGTTGATTCGTAAGGTTGAGTAAATTCATAAATTGCACGGAATGTGTTCGACACCTGCGCCGGAACAAAAATATTCCAAATGTCTTGATTAACGGATATATCCCCAAAAACATTTCTTTGGAAATTACGAATCGAACTTGATTCGGGGAACAAATAAGTTGCAAACTCAACAGGCAAAGCCACCAAAGGTGACAGACCTGGAGCACCAAATTGTGGGTTGAAACCAGGGATCATCCTGTCTGTTGGTGTTTGCAGGAGAGCAGAAATTGGAAGAAGTTCTAGCCCTGGAATTTTTGATAATGACTCAGCTAAAAGTTCTGAGCCTGGATAAACAAAATACGAATTACCGTTTGGATCATCTCGCACAACACCCATTGTTCGTAAACCTTGGGCAGTGAGCTGCAGTTTTCGTGCTCGAGCTAGAGTTCCTGTTGGTCCTTCGAGCGTCATGATACGCGCCCAACGTTTCAAAAAGTTTTCTTCTGCGTACCAGAACGGCAAGTAACCGCGAGCCCAGTCAGCAAATTGACTACGTACTTCAGCCGTATCAATAAACGGCATAATGTCTCGAATAGCATATTCTGCTGCGTATTCGTTGGCCTGCTCAAAAGCTTTGTTACGGAGACGCGCACCACGACGCAAAATCTCCCAATCTTCTGGAGTTAATGCTTCAAAAACACGGTAGGTCTGATTGTCAATTGCAAAAATTTTGCCTTCTTCAACCAGCTTCATTGTGTAATTCAAATTGTTAACAAACTCTTCCGAGCCAACTTGAATCTCTCCGGTAATGGAACGGCTATTAATTTCGCTGTAATGCTTTTTCGAATTCTGAAGTTTCTTATAAAGTTCTTTGTTCGAAATAAAACCACCAGAAACAGCAGAGCCTTCACCAAAGTAACCGTCAATTCTGTCAATGAAACGCCAAGCTGTAGCTTCATCACTCAACGTCATTTTGGTAATAAACTCACTATTACTGTCAACAAACGAAAGCAAAGCTTTTACTTCAGAAGGTTTCTTATTCAAACGACCGGCAGCTAGCGCTGTTTCGCCAGCCTTATAAAGCCCACTAAATTCTTCGGGGGTAAGACTTCTCAAATAGGCAATTGCTTGTTCCGCTGACCAATACTGCTCCTCAGAAATATTATGAATGCGGGCCACAAGTCGTCCTGCTTCTTCATAACGATCAAGCTGTTCTGGAGCTGCACGGAAAGTATCGTTTTCTAAAAGCTTACGAGCAACACCATTAACTTCTTGCTCTTCAGCAGAACCTCTAAACAACCACTGGACCGAAGCCATGTTTCGCTGATGAGCATTAACGTAAGCGTGGAATGCCATTGGCCGTCTAGCGACAGCATCAAGCATTGGGCTCAAAACTCTGTCGAATCCGAATTGAACTACTTTGTCCCATGCATTCATTTGGAGAGGTTCATACATTTGGCCCACTGCATAATCAGGAAGCATGTCCGCAGGTGTGTCAATAACATCCTGCACCTTTGCAGCACGCATACGAATAACATCTGTAGGAATGTCAAAGGTTGTTCCAGGAGATCCAAACTCTGACAAAGCTTTTGAAACCCGTACAGTCTGCCAATTTTTTACAGCACGTACAGGACGACCGCCCATCTCTTCTGCCAAATCAATAAGAGTTGGAGCAAGAATTTTCCACATAATATTTGTGTTGCCTGTGTACGTGACATCTTCCGTTTTAAAGTAACTTTCGTTTAAAGTGCCAATACGCTTTTTAAGATCAGGATCGGCAAACAATTCTGTTTGAGCATCAACATATGTTCCAGGTCCAAGTTTTTCTGGACGTCCGTTAATACGAATATAAACATTTGCATCATCGCGAACAACATGACGAACTCGTCTGCCGCCTCGAATATTCTGTTCTATATCCATGACCAAAGAATCAACAAGGTCTTGAGGATAAGTGGAAGCAATTGCTTCATCCAAATATGTCTCTGGTGTCGGATAAATATTTGGATCCCACGACACAGACGAAAGAGGTATAACACCAGTACCTTCAGGATTATCCATCCAAAATGTAGATGTTCTGTTAGCAAGTTCAGGATATGTTGAGCTGAACTGCCCTTCCGCTACCGGCAAATACACTTTACGGCGGGCAACTGGTCCAAGATCAAAATATTTTTTGTGGATATTTGTAATCACATCCTGCAAAATTTGAGCTGCATTTGGATTACTAACAATAAACGGCTGCCCATTTCTTACTGAATTAATAAAGTTTTGAGTAAAGGTAAAAAGGTCTGCGCGTTGCGATTCTGTTAATGGCTGGTTTGCCATTCGATTAGCAAGAAAAGAAATGTTTGGTTGAAAATCATCATAAAGCAAACCAACATCAACAAGCATTTCTGGAGTAATTAAACCCTCAGTTGCCGGTGAAGGTTTAATAAGCCAAAACTGCTGACCGGGCGCAGCAGGAACATTCCTCAAGCTTTGTTGAAGAATTGATTCATACCGTCCTTCGCTAATTTCAACAGCCAGGTTTTGCTTACCGGCATACATTGCTTCATCCAAGCTTGTGTAAAAACCTCCAATAGTAAATGGAGCATCTTCAACAATGCGCTCGTAATCAAGTTCGACAGGAAGGAAACCTTCAGGACTTGCCGTATCTCGGAACGGTTCTTCATTCAAAAGTTTGTCTGGTGATGCAGGTCTTCCAAACCGCCAATCACTAAGGATGTCACCCAGATCGCGAGCCTCGGCCCCAAAGCCTGAAAAGTGAGCGCCTCGGGTGGAAGCATCCAAAAAGAAATTAGCGGATAGCCAACGTCTTGCAACTAAACGTCCAGATTCGTCAGCAATAGTTTCAAGAAAATCATCAACTGTTTTAGCAAATCTTCCAAATGTATTTATTTTTTCAAGATCTCCAACAGCAATTGTTAGCTCGTAGATCTGTTCGCTTAGACTTTCAAGATCTTCGAAATCAAGTTCGTTTTTATTTGCTTTTCGGAAAAGCGCTTTTTGTTCAGCTTTCAATTTGTTTAAATTGTTTTTTGTTATTTTTAATTTAGCTGACGTCAAGTTAGAGAACTCTGTAACTGTTGGCATTGCTTGACCTTGGAAACTATCAACAAGATCTTTGCGGAAATAATCAACAATTCGCGATGTTCCATCATCATCAAATCGCATACCTCCCAGACCGATAGATCCTTCAACGAATGCGTTATAACGTTTGTAATCGGAAGGATCACTCAACAGAAGCAAAATCAAATGGTTAACTTCTTCTGTGCCTTCACTCATTGCACGTCGTTCTGTTTGTGACCAAGCAGAAATTAAGTCTCTTAGTGTGTCTGGTGGAATTAAGGCTTGCATTTCTTCGTCGTAAACTTTTGCCACTTCAAGCAAAACTCGAGACTGCAAAGAATCATCAGTTAATCTGACAACATTTTTATGAATTGACTCATGGTAATCATCTACAGAAATATCACGTGTTCCTGGTGCAATGTGCGTACGCTCACCTTGCATCTTCAGCCACATTGTTTGCTTCACACCTTCAGCTGTTTCATATGAACGCTGAACAATTTGTTGTGAACCATCTTCAATAGTCCAAGGCAAGGCACTCGTAGCTCCAACACGTTGCATAATCGAACTCGCATTGCGTGCAACAAAACTTTCGGCAGAACGAACAAGCGTCGGATCAACTCCACCAAATAACAAACGTCTTGTCGAATACTCTGAACCGAAAGCAAGAAGATCCAAATTCAAAAAGAAATTTGTTTTTGCTCTATTTGTAGCCCCTGTTATATCGGAAGTTCTAGAAGCAATCTCTTGTAAACGACCAGATGTTTTACCAAGAATTGCTTTGCTAGGAAAAACAAATCCGGTTTTAATATGCTCACGCAACCATTTGCCGTAATCTTCAAACATGGTAAACGTCGGGCTACCCGAAGCTCCAAAGCGATCTACAATTCGCGCAACGGGACGCATGTGAGCAGGAATAAGACTATTCCGTTTTAAAACAATACGTTCTGCCGGATCAATTACATTGTCGATACGACCACGAATTGGTCTATTGAGTGGAACACCATAAAGTTTTCCGTCAATAATTTTTCCTGGCGTAATTTGTGCAAGAGCAGTTTTGTAGACGTTTTCGTCTGCTACAGATCGTGCCGCAAACTCTTGTGTGAAATGACCAAATCCTGCTCGAGTCACAAAAGCAAGCAAATCTTCAGATGCGTTCCGTACAAAAAATCCAAAACGTAGAAGTACGGCTGGTTTCCAAAATTTGTTTTGGAATGCTTCAACGGCGATATTGTCGGACACGCCAGTTAAAACTCTAAGAAGAGTTCCTTGTTTTACTGCTTGACGCATCATCTTCAAATCTGGAATCTGCATCATGATTGCACCATCAGCATCTGGCTTGACAGCAACAGGGATATCCTGCAACGTTCTTCCACCAGAAACAGGAAGATCAATACGCCCGTTAGGGCCGATTCCGTATTCTTGACGAACGTGATTTACAAAGTTGTCAATAAGATCCGATCCACTTTTTGTTGCGCGCATTCCAGTTGCGGTAGCAGCACTATCAACTAACGAAGTAAGGAGATGAATGCGGGTTGAAATTTCGGGGGATTGCCAAATTGCTTGTTTCCAAATTTCACGAACGTAAGTTGGCATACCAACAGTTTGAAATAAATCAATAAAAGCATTAATGTCACTGACTGATTCGCCCTGGTCAGCTTGGAGCATAATGATTGAACCGCGTGGGCTCAAAGTTGCCATGTTGTTATAAAGAGATCCAACTGTTTTTACAAATGGCAATCGAGAATACTGTCGGCCTGCTTCATAAGCACGAGGGTCTACACCTGAAAGCGATTTAACAAGACTGCTTAAGGTTTCAGGTGCGTCCTTAGCTTTTAATAGATTGGCTAAAAATGGAAGATCGTCGTCTGCAATACCAGCTAAGTGCGTAGCCCATTCAGCAGGGAGTTCATTAATAAGTTGTGTTAAAGCTTGTGGGTTATCTGACAATTTTTTTAAAACTGTTTCAAGATTTGCGTCAGCTGCGCCGGCCATAAAATCGCTGAGCACTCCAGTTTTTGTGCGCAAAGCGTATTGAAACTTGTTGACGCCACGAAGCATTCCGTATGAAACACCTTGGACCATACCAACACCCTGCATAAGGGATTTCATTTGGTTTGCACCAATAACCCAGTTTGCAAAATCCTCGCCTTTTACTGCTCGACCAGCAAGTTCGGGTGCAGTTTTTGTGTGAGTAAGAAAGTCATTCCAAACAGGCATAAGCCAAGGCACATACCGTTTAACCAAAGTTGTGCTACCAGTATTAATCGCATCCGCAAAAATATCGTGGGTTCTTTTAATCGCTGGATTTTTTGATAGAACCATAAATCTTTCTGCTGCTTTGGCAGCATCAAGATTGAATATTCCTTTACGGGTCATATTTACAGCGCGAGCTGTTTTGCCAGCAATAAGAAATGGATCCATTACGATCAACGTTGCTGCGTCAATTGTCCCTGAGATCCAACGATACGCGTCGCTATCGGGATCAAACCCAATACCTCGAGCAACGTCACGACCGATAGAAATTTTGGATTGTTCAAGAACTTTTACTGCTTCACGAAAAAGCGGATCGTTAATAAGCTCGGTAAGACCGCCATATATTTTCTGATACATGGGCGTACCTTGTTCAGCAAATTCACTAGCAATTTTTGCAAGCTGTTTTTGCTGGGTAACAGGGTTTAAAGAACCTTCAACGCCAGCAACTTCTTGAGCAAGCTCGATCAAAGTTGTATCGTCGTCAAGATTTTCGGCAAGTTTCTTTGCCATATTGACAAGCTTCGGATCCCCTAAAATTTCACTAGCATTACGAACACCCGAATTTGAAAAAAGTCGTTCTCCGTTAGAAGCTTTACTCCACGCTTCAAACCAATCATCACTATTACCTACGAAAGTTTGCTGCCCTAAGCTTGCGGCGCTACCACCAATAACAGCTCCAAGACCTGTTAATGCAAGACTTGCACCTCCGGTTACGGGTGCAAACAATGCTCCTGCTGCACCCAAACTTGCACCTAAAATTGCAGCAAGTTGAGCTTCACCATCAAGTTGACGGATTGTTCGATAAGGACGTCCAACCACAAAGTCAGAAGCTTCATCCAAAAGATTTAAAGCTGGTCCAACAACGGGCATAACCTTTCGGCCAATACCAGAAAAAACAAAAGAAGCTGCTTCGCCCAATCCTGAAACAGCTCCTCCTACAAGTTGTTCAACAAAGTTCCCTTCGTCAAGATCAATACGAGAAGGCTGATAACCCATTTGTTTGAGAGTTTGCTGTTGACCTACTGTAAGAGTAGAAAAAATTGCTCGTTGGGTTGAAGGCGCATACCTGTTCAGTTGGTTTGCTAAAAGGTCAGCGCTCTGCATTCCATACATTGCGCCAGCACTAGAAAACAATTCGTTATCTGAAACTGGCATTTGGGCCATTTGCATAACCGCATCAATGTTGTTTGACATGTACGGGTTGTAATTAAGAATTGTTTTTACACGCCAAGAAAGTTTGGTATCGCGATAAAAGTTTTGAGTTAAGGTTTGAACCTGTTCTCTATCTTTTTCAACCTGATTAATAAAGTCAACATCAAAAGCCATTAATAACCAGCCTTTGCAGCCAAATCAGCAAACATTGAGTCGCCCGTTCGACGCGAAAGTTCACGCATAAGTTCGCCTGTTCGGTTTACAGGGCTTACAATTCCCATTCGAAGAGGTGCGCCAGGATCAGTAAGGCTGCTGGTGAAAGGAACATCGGGGCGATCGTCAGGTCTTTTTAGAATGCCACCCATGCCAGACAAGGTTTGCTGCAATGCAGCAATATCGACTGGTGGACGTTGAGGTTCGGATTCACTTGTTTCAGATGGTGAGGTCAGGACTGCAACACCGGGCTCTGCGGGAGCTGGCATTGCTCTTTGCAACGCTTCCTGTTCAACACCCTTGCCATATTCTTGACCACGAATAGCTTGAACCGGCTGACCTGGAACACCCGAAGAAGTTTTCTTAGCTCGGGGCATTTGCACCTCCCTGTGCTGCCATTGCACTTAACAACTGTGTAATACGAGCTCGTGGATCAACGGGTGCGCCCTGTTGCTGTTCGGGCGGTGGCTGCATGTTCATCATCTGCTCAGGTGGAGCCTGCAAACCAGGCATCGTTTCTGGAGCAGCCGCCATACCTTCAGGTGCTGGTGGTGCTTCGGCAGCCTGACGACGTCGCATCTCTTCATCTGCTGCTTCGACCGCATCAAAAATGTCTTTGCCGCTAGCCAAATACTTTTTGATAATGGACGACAACACAAGAGGAAGTTCGCCAGTCATAAGCTTCTGCAAAATGCTTGTACGCAAAGCCTCATCGAAGTCTTCGTCGTGGACCAATCGCTCTTCTGCTTCCGGGTCATCGATGTAGGGGTGCATTGCCCGGAACGTTTTGCCTGAAATTGCTTTCGCTCCACGCAACGATCCAAGGATCTGGGTTTGCTGCATAACGTCAGCACCCGGAAGGTTGTAGGTGACAGTGTTGTCGGTTATTTCAATGTGTTCCTGCGGGGTGAACGTAACAATGCCCTTGTCACCAGGCCAGCCAGAATACATAGAAAACTTTTTGTCAGGCCAGTAAGCCTTATAGGTTGAAAGGATTGCTGCATTAAGGTGTGGTAGCCACGCTTCGCTGATTTCATGCAGCTCTTGAATACGTGGGTCAACAGCAATTCCGGCAAGAGCATCCAGCCCACGACCTGTCCGAAGAGCTCCATAGGATTCTCCTCCGAACTGAGGAATGAGTCCTGTGGATGTTCGGAAGTTTCGTTCAAGCCGGTCGATAATTTGTGGTGTCCTAACGTCTGGCGTGGATCGAATCTGTCCGATCGCTTCCACGTCCTGTAGCAGGTTGATGTCACCTTCGCGTCCGTCCTTCCATACGCCACCGATAATGCGGGGCATACCTCCTGATCGTCCAATTGCGTACATGTCCGGCCAGATAGCTTTTTCCTGGGCGAGAATGTCGAGTGCCATCAGTCGAGCTTGAAGATCGACGTTGCCGAGCATCGAGCCAATACGTGAGGCGATACGTCCAAGACTGACGTTGTGGGGGACGATGGCTGGGCACATGCCAATACGGTTTGGGTAAACCGGGGAGAGCTGCTGCCATGGTGTTACCCAAGGGCGTTCGTTGGACATGCGTCGGTCATCCCATGTTGGGCCGATAATACCGAACACGGTGACGTCCTGGTCATACCATTCGACGCAGTCCCACAGTTCACGGTAGTCGTCTTTGTGGATAGGACCGCCCAACTCCTGCTTTGACTGTGGATAAATACGGCGAAGATATTCGGCTGAGTGCCTGGTCACAAACGCTACGTACTCTGGCTCGCGCAGCTCCTCGTTTGCCTGCGGTTCAACGTATGTGCCGAGGGGGTCACGGATTTCTATGCGTGGTATTCCGGTGTTAAAGTCGGGCAGTACCACAAGGCTGCATGTGTGATAGGCGGCGAGCTGACGGTAGTAGCGTCGCCGTCCGAGGTTCCATTTGGAATTGTGGTAGGTGGCTGCAATAATCTTGCGGCGCTTCTCTGCGTATTCGCGTGAGCGTCGGCCTTGGTCTTTGTTCGGGTCGATAGCTGGGGTGATGATGCTGGGGCGTACGCTGGCTGCACGCATAGCCATGTTGTCTACGGCTTCAGCAATGAGGGCTGGGGTAAGAGGGGGAAGGTTGGGTTCTTTGTCAATGTCGGGCATTGGCAGAATCCACTCGCCGTCGTAGCGGTCGAGAATGTCTTTCATCCGGTTGAGTACCGGACCCTGTTGAATTTGTAGATCTTTTACGATCCTGACGATTTCGTCAAAACTTCTCAAATGACTGCTCCTATTGGAAGAACAAGACCTCGGTTGCGTGAACCCCAGGGGCTTGCTTTGGTTTTCCAGCCGTCAAATCCGTCTGCGTCTATAGGCTGTTTCCAGCGTTGACGCCAAAGAATCCACACGAACCAAAGTGCCATAACACGGTCTTGTCTCAGTTTGTTCCCTCGTGCTCCCGGCCTCCACGCTTTTAGTTGTTTTACAAGTTCACCTATCTCGTTTCTAGTATAATCATCGCCTGCCCAAGGAAGCACAATTTCTTGTCGCATGAAAGATTCGCACATTGAAGCTACACCAATTGCTTCATCGTATTTGTTCCAGCCTGTGAGATGTTCACGCATAGCAAAACCGTAGTGTTGCTGCATTTCAAGAAGGCGCTCGTCTCGAGCTAGCCCAGCCTGAAAGTTCTTTGTTTCGATCACTACATCCGTTACGCGTCCGGTCAAGTTGCAGGACTGAATGACAGAGTCGAGAGCTTGCATGATCTGTTCGTTGCGCCGGAACCCCGTATCTTCTCGGATACGTCGAACAATCATTTTGTTGTCTGGGGTTACCTCGCAGGCAATAACACAGTTCTGGGAACCGAGCGCAGGGTCCAAACCAATGTAAACGATGTGATCGTTTGGTACTTCGTGGCGCAAAGAAATCAAAGGATTAAGGCAGCTATCCACCATCTCGTCGGTAAACGTACGGTTCGTGTTAGATGAGCCCGGTGACTGCATGTAGTTACGGTCCCAAGCGTCCTGTCCTACTTTGCGGCGCTGGCGATCCAACATTTCCATGGTGTACCGCTCGGGCCACAGGGGAGTTTGTTCTCCTGTTTCGTAGTTGGTCATGATTGCTTTGAATTTGATGACCTTGAGGATTCCTTCGAGCTCGGGGTCGTCTGCAAGACGGCTGTAAATGTCGTCTTCGCCTACTCGAGTGCCAGCAATGGTTGTAAAACCGTGTTCTCCTGGACGTGTCAGGGCATCCTGACGAAACCAGTCTTCGATCTTGTTTGTTTGTGAAAGTGTTTTGACGGATTGGACGTCGTCAATGTGCAAATGGTCAGTTCGGGTCGAAACAATAGACGATCCGACACCTAATGCCATCATGGTGTAGTCACGTTCGTCGTGTTGGGACTTTTTAAAAACGTTAAAGTAGTCGGCTCCCCACGGTTGAGCTACTTTTCCTTGCCCCATTCCGAGTGGCGGTTTAAATGGTCCCCATCGTTCCACGTATTTAGGGAATGGGCCGCCTGGTTCCATACGGTTTTTGATTCGACCGATGATTTTGCGGGCAATCTGTTGGTTTTCTGAGGCTACGGTCTGTCGCCGGTTAGGGTTTAGGGCGATCATTTCGGAAATGTAGTTCTCGTAGGTTGTGGTTTTACCATGTTCGGGCGGCCACAACGCCATGAGAATGTTTCCGGGTGGTAGTTCCTCAAGCTCTTGCAGGAACACAAGCTGAAACCAGCTGTATTCCATATCAAAGAACTCTTTAGCAAACGAAGCGTGAGTACCGTTGTACTCGCCGTTAGACAGATGCTCACCGGAACGCAGTTTGTCTACGTCAGCAGCAAACTTTTTGTCTCGTTTACGCCACTGACGGTAGGCTTCGTAGGTAACCCCAATAATTTTAAGGGCTTCCTTCATATCGACCCCAGCTTGTGTGAGCTGAAGGAAATGCTGTTGACGTTGTACAGCCCGCTGATGATGAGCGTTGTTCGTCAAAGCTTCCCGGGGGTCAAACTGTTTCATCCCTCAGACGTTTCGGTCGTTTCCTCTGGGGTTTCTTCTTCTATTTCTGGAACAAGCGACTGTAGAATTGCTTGAAGTACAGCAATTTGCTGTGCTTGCGATGCGATTTGTGTACTCAAGTTTTCGATAACTTTTGAGTAATTGAATTGATTTTCCATTTTGCCTCCTCAGACAACCGTAAAGTTTATATCACAGTTTTACACTGTGGTTTTGATTCCCCAATATCCTTGGGTCAATATTGGAACCCATACTGAGGTTACTGATTGGGTTCCGTTTCCTGATGCGGTTCCAGTTCGAACCGGGGTAAGAGCGATAAGTGCTGATTGTGCTGCCAAACCACTGCCGGTAGCCGTACGGAATTTAGTGACAAGACCAAACGCTGTTTGTGTTCCAAGACCTGAGCCTGTCGCAGTTCTCTGTTCGGCGCTTGTAGCAGTCGATGTGCCGCTTCCTGAACCTGTTGCTGTTCGGGGGATGGTTCGTAAACCAGTTGCATCAAAAGACGATGTGCCTGCGCCAGTAGCTGTCCGGGGTGCAATATGCAATCCGGCAGCATTTTGATTTCCGGTTCCTGTCCCTGTTGCTGTTTTAAGAACAAACCGTGCACCGACTGTAGTTTGTGTTCCTGCTCCTATGCCAGTTGCTGTTCGTAACGCAATTCTGACATCAATAGCGGTTTGAGAACTTGAGCCAGTTCCGTTAGCGGTTCGGAGAAGTATCTCAAAATAGGTAGCTGTGCCTGTGCCTATGCCTGTACCGATGGCTGTGCGAACACTAACTTTGAGTGGTACTGCTGTTTGTGTGCCAGATCCGGAACCTGTTGCTGTTCGAACTGTCCCGCTAAAACCGTTAGCAGTTTGAGTAGAAGAACCGGAACCTGTAGCAGTTCTTTTATGTTGAACAATTCGATTTGCTGTTTGGGTTCCTATTCCTGAACCTAAAGCAGTTCGAGGAATAATTTCTATACTGGTTGCAGTTTGAGTTCCAACACCTGATCCACTGGCCAAACGCAATACAACTTTATTTGCTGTAGCTGTTTGTGTGCCTGTTCCAGATCCAGTAGCTGTTCGTAGGGCAACAAGAGTTTTGCTTGTAGTTTCGGTTCCTGTACCAGAACCTGTTGCAGTACGTTGGATTGCAACAAGGTCGCCGTTGTAGCGAACTAAAGATGCGTTATACGCATAGTTGGAGTCGTTGTACTGGATTGCCACTAAAGGCTACTCCTCGGCTGATGGTGCGGGTGGCTGGAATCCGTTCGTTTCGTCCCATGTCCAGCCGATTCCGACAAGCGTGTCAGTGTCGATCCACAATCCGCCGAGCCTGTCGATACACCATTCGGCGTTTCCGACTGTTACTTGGTGGACGACACCGTTTTGGATTTGTGCAGCGTAGGTTTCCATTAGAGAGGCCACCTGATAATGAATAAACCTGAACCGCCAGCACCACCAGAAAAACTGGTATTTCCTCCACCGCCACCACCGCCCGTGTTTGCAGTTCCTGCGGTTGGTGCTGTTCCAGACCCTACACAGCCACTGCCACCACCATCAGATCCTGTGCCACGAGTGTCGCCGGTTAATGCTCCACCACCGCCACCACCGCCAACAGACCGGCTAGTGCCGTCCCATGTAAACGTCACACCAGCACCACCGTTACCGGCCGCCGATGTTGTTCCTGCTGCACCAACAGCGGAATATCCTCCACCGCCACCAGCAGAACCGTTCGCAGCAGCCCCACCACCGTTACTGCCTTGAGAGGTTACGCCAGATCCACCAGATCGGTTGTTGGAAGTAACACCAGCCCCACCGCCTGAACCACCTGCAATTCCGTTGTCGTTATTACCGCCACCGCCACCGCCACCGGTAGCAACATACGATTCAAATCTGCTGTTTGAACCGTTAGAGCCTTGTTCTCCACCGGCACCCCCCGACCCGCCAGCACCAATAACAACCGTATATGTGGCTGTATCCAAAGTCAGTTTGGTTGCATCAACACTATAAATTACCCCGCCTGCGCCACCGCCACCAGAAGAACCAGCTGTGATAAATCCCGACCCACCGCCACCACCACCAGCAACCACAATCATCTCAACATCACGCAACGTCCCATTAGAGACAGTCACATCACCGTTACCGGTAAACGTCAAACCCTGATAGTTCCCACTTGAAAACGATGAGAAAGTTCCTGTTGCAGAAACCTGCACACCACGATTCACATACTGAGGTGCGGTCGTCCAATTGGACACCAACCCGCCAGACTGCACACGATCCCGACGCATCAACTGATCCTGTTCACATAACCATGAATCGTCACCACGTTCGCCGTCCCACAAAACGCACGAACGATCAGCGCAGTTGAAGCGTTCCCCTTAATCAGCAAACCTGGCGCAACCAACACCAAACCGGACTCGGCAGGAATCGTAATTTCAATAAGATCATCGGGAGCAGACACACCACCCCACTCGACAGTTAGTTTGCGTGCTGTCGTATCCGTGTTTTGGGCGTACAACCAGATCTCGTCGTACACCGTCGCCGTAGATGATCCGGTGTGCAGAAGCGTGCCAGGAGTCGCAGTCGCAGCAACCTTGATTGCACGACCATCTGTCGAACCAGACAACTTTTCTTTCGTGAACGTAGCCATACCAATCTCCTAAGAAAAAACTTGTACTGCCAGAATGTTCTGATCGTCATCCGTCGCACCACCACCGCCACCACCGGCAGCCCATTTAATGCCCTCGGTCGTCGTTGAGTCTACGGTCAACACATGACCGTCCGTCACCCCGACAGCAACACGAGCAACCGTATCCGCAGCAGTACCAACCAGCAGATCACCCTTCGCATCAACCAGCGTTTTCAACAACGCGTTAGTTTCCAGCTGATTAATCTTATAATCATGCGAAGTAGTAACAGCAGAACTGTTCGCTCCGACTTTCGTTTCCAACGCCTCGACAGCATCATTCACATTTGCATGTTGATCAGCATGGGAAGGACTGTTAAGAGTGTCCGTCGATAGCGGGTTTGTGAGACTGTCAAGCGATGTAGGAAAGTTGGTTGCCATACGGCTTTACCTCAGTCCAAGCTGAGCGTAATGGAAGTGATCTGGAAAGTGTCTCCTGCGGTGACTGCCGCTGACGAGGAAAGGCCGCCAGTCCACAGACAGTTGCCAGTTGTGGCGTTATCCCACAGTGACCAGTGTGAGTAGGTTTCTGTGGTGGACACGTTCGTCCAGGTGACGGTTGCGCTCGAGCCGATTGACCCGGAAGCAGCTGCGTTCCACGAAACGGACTGACGGGTTGTTTCCGTGGCAGCGTTCGAGGTTCCATCCTCACCGGGGTCGCCGGTGTGCAACTTCAGGTACACGGTGGTTGGCGCGGTCCATGAGGCTGTGCCAGTCGTGTGGTCGAGGATCTTCAGTTCAGCGTAATTGGAAATGGACATGGTGCTCCTTAATTGAATTCCACTTGAACGGTCAAATTTGATCCGGGTGTCGTGGAACCCACCTGGTCAATGTCAATTGTGAGATAGTCTCCTGCTACAACAGATGTTACATCCGGAATGGACGTATCTGTAAAACCGGCAGCAAGAATCGTCGGACGGTTCGCTTGAGTTGTGAAGATGGTCGTGCCGTTCAAGTTGACGTCCACAATGATCGACGCACCGACCGGAGCTTGACTGACCGAGGCACGCACCTGAGTAACTGTCGCATTTGACGGCATGTAAAAGCGTTGCGCTCCCGAACCAACAGACAGGGTTCCGTTAACGGTGTACACCTGATAGAAGCCGCCTGTTGGACCTTGAGCTCCTGTGGCCCCGGTTGCGCCCGTCGCCCCTGTAGGGCCGGTAGCTCCGGTGGCTCCTGTCGGCCCGGCAGGGCCTCGAGTGCCTTGCTCAAGGACAATGGTTCCTTCGAGGTCTACCGGTCGGAGGATCGTTGAATCATGCACGGCTGACGTCCAGCTCTACTTCGGCTTCCCCTTCGAAACGGGTGTTGACGACCCCATCGGAGTAGGTGCGTTGCACATCGTAGAAGTACAGTCCGGGTTCCAAAGCTGCGGTCTGTACGGGAGTCAATGAGAACTGCCATTCGCCGGTTGCAGCATCGATGATCGTGGTGGTGAATGTGACCGCTGGGGTTGCGTCGGTCGGATCCAACTTCAACTGCACAAGGAAAGTAGAACCCGTCAAATTTGAGGGTGTGCCATCATCTTGATATTCGGTGACAAGATGCGTGTACGTGTCGCCACGTCGAATGATGATCTTGCGTTTCGGAACACGACTCATATCACGTGAATCTTACACAGCAGCAGTACCTAATTGTGTGTTACACCAAGGACACTCAACAGGACCATAAAAGAAATTTTTGAAAATGAGATGAGTGTCAGACGGGTTCGCCTCATGCAACTGTCGTGCTCTCCGTGCAATGAAAGGGGATGCGGAGGTTCCCTCGAGGACCCACGTCATCAAAAGGTTCTCTTCCCCGCCGCCAAAAATGTTGAGCATCGTTGACCTTCCCTGCTCGTCGTGTATGATGCGTTCACACGAACTCCGCTTGCACAACCTAAACTTATCCTACCAAGGATCCGGGTTCGCCGGTGACAGCGACACACCCATGCTGCAGAGGGTTAGAGGCAGCCGAAGCCCCGATCGCACCTAGCTGGGGACACCGACTCAACAGTCGTTGAGGGATGGTTAAGCTGGAATCGGGCATCCCCTCGCAAGCAACACGATCGTTGAGAACCTCACGTCACGCGCAGGCCCACCTGTAGAACACGAGACACCATTCCCAGCCAGGGGGTGGGTGGACTCTGCCCGCAACACAAACCCTACAAAGAAACCACCCAAACCCACTAACGCAACCACACCCCCCCCACTTCCCCCAAACACTCCCAAACGCCGAACCCAAACCCTACCAAACGCCCACAACCTAATACGTCACTGTCACAACAAAACAAAACATGAC